CGCTGTAGTTGCGGGAGACGTTGGTCTCGATGCGACCTTCCTGCGCCGCGTAATCCTGCATGAGGTTCTGGAAGGACTGCGAGCCGCCGACACCAGCAGCATCGGCCGCGGCGGTGGCCGTAGCCTTCACCTGCGTAGCCTTGACGCGATCATTGAACAGGGCGTCCGACGCCGAGTTGCGCTCATTGACGCGCTGGTTGTTGAGCTGGTTGTAAGTCTGCGCCAGGGCCATGTTGTTGAAGACGCCCTGGAGATACGAGTTGCGGTTCGTCTCGGCCGCCTGGGAACTGGACGCGGAGTAGCCAGCGATGCCCTGGGCGGCGCTGACCGCGAAGCCGGCCGTGGCGAGCCCCATCGTCGGATCACACAATTTTGGAGGACCTTTCGAAGGTGACGAAGGGGAGGCTCTGCGGCCCGAGAGTGACCACGCTCGTCAGCTTGAAGCCGAGGAGCTGGAGCCACTTGATGTGGAGGATGTTCCGACCATCGACATGGTTGCCGAGGCGGGGGTAGTGCTGGTGGAGTAGCTCGATCCATTGACGCGCGTGGCGGATGAACACCAGCCGGTTGCGCGTGATTGCGGTTGTCGCGAGCATCCAAATGATGCCGAAGCCCTCGATCGAAGAGGGGTGCGCCCCGCACAGTCCGAGAACCTCCCCCGTGGAAGGCACCACCATGGTCAGTGCGCCCCAGCGAGAGGCGCTGAGGGGCAGAACGACTTCAGGCGGTAGGCCAGTAGCGGCCAGACATTCATCGCGATCCTCGGGCCGCATATGGGCGCAGATGTGCGTGATGTCTTCGGGTGTGACGGGGCGCAGCGGGGTGTGCATTACTTCCTGGTCTTCGGAACGAAGTTGCCCTTCCACTCGGTGCGGGTGAACCGCGAGGGGAGGAAGCTGTCATTCACGATGCTGAGGGTGACGTTCTCATTGTTGCAATAGACGGGGATCGGGAACACGCCGCTCAACATCTTCGGGGGACTATCGATGTCCGCGAGGGCGTCCCCGATCTTCCAGTAATCGAACTCGTAGGCGCTCATCGCGCGGCCTCCCGGTGTCACCTCCACGCGGAAGTATCCGCTGCCCTGGTAGGTCAGGCCCATCGTGAGGAGCTGAAGCTTGCCTTCCTGGACGACCTGCTCTTTGGCCGCGTCGCGGACGTAGATCGGCGAGTAGGTGTGCCGTGACTCGAACAGCGATCCGAACCACATGAGATAGTCCGTGGTGTCCCCCGCCAGGGCAATGGTGTTGCCGCTGATGGCCTCGACGGGGACCGAGACGAACTGCGGCATGACGTTGTTCGACCGCGTGACGGCCTTGAAGCTGCCGTCAGTCGGGGCCGGATAGGGCAGGACGTAGGTCGTCCGGCCCGTTGCAACGTCGTAGGTGGGCGTAGCGAGCGCGTCGCTGCCGATGCGGTGGTCGAGGTAGGTGACAGGCGCGCCACTATCAGTCAGGCCCGGCGTGAGCCGCACCTTCTCCAGCACGGTCTGCCCTGCGCGGTTCACGGTCAGGTAGAGGATGCTGTTGATGATGAAGGCGTCGAGGATCACAGCCCCTGGGAAGTTCCAACGCACCCAGGAAGACTGGAGCTTGTCGGTGTCCTTCCAGAGATACTTGTAGAGCCACAGCGACGAGCGATCGCCCGTCGACAGGACGACGAGGAGGTCCTCGGTGTTCGAGTTGTCGATGCCATAGACCCCCGAGGGGATCAGCGTGGGGACGTGGCCCGTGATCTCGTCAGCCAGCGAGACGTGATAGTAGACGTCGTAATACCACTCCTTGATCCCGGTGAACCCGGTGCGATCGAAGGGGAAGACGATGCGCCGTGTGAGGGAGACTGGGCGGCAGGTAGCCACGAGGCTCTCATACTCGGACACGACGAGCATCGTCACGGTCTTCGGGGACACCAGCTCGGTCGTTGCACCGAACCTGAATTGGTTCTGGTCCGACCACACGATAAGGCCGCCCTGATAGGGGACGCTGGTGCGCAGCTTGGAGACCTTCGGGGCAGCGGCATTGACGTCGATCGGGTCCGTGTCGAGCAGCGTGACGGCGGACGTCCTCCAGAAGTTGAAGAAGTCCCCCGAGCGGCTCCAGATCGTGTTGTTGGCGGTAATGAGTCCGAGGCGGTTCGCGAAGAAGGAGACGTCACTTATCTTGCTGCCCACGAATGACGGTGAGGGGCAGGTGTTCTCGTCTCCGGCCACCCGCTTGTCCCACGTCGCGACCTTGAAGGTGAACGTGCCATCCGGGTTGCGGACCAGGATGTGTGGCATGGTGGCGGCGTCGAAGGCGATCTTGATGTTCGGCTGCGGACACTCCACCCAGCTTCCGGGAGTCGTCTCGCCGTTCTGGCTGGCCTTGAATGTGACGTAGTAGACGGAGTCGGGGGTCGCTTGGTCGCCGACAACCCGAGCCACGAAGCCATCGGGCGCCGCTACGGGCAGATCGGTGAAGTTCTGCGTGGTCCCCTTGATGACCTTCATGGCCTTGCCACCCCAGCCATCGGAGACCTCGATGGTGAAGTCGACGCCCGTCAGCCGCTGTATCCAGCCGTAGTTACGGGTCCAGGCGACGCCCCAGCCATCAGCGGTCGTGAGCGTGGTGTTGACGCCGCCTGTCATGGTCCCCAGTGCTGGGGTTGCGCCCGTGAACAGTGTCACGAGGATCACATCCGTTCCAATCCATGCCGAGTCGCTAGAGATACCCCCGGGCGGCGTGGTGTTGGTCGCGATGTCGGTTCCGTTCACCCTGACGTTGTAGGCTTTCCCGTAGTTGCCAGAAATGACATTGACGAGAGCCTCCGGGAGCCGCGCCGGGGACGTCTCACTGGACAGCGCGGCGGTCACGGTCTTGTTCACAATGAAGGTGTAATCGGCGATCGTGACGGCCGTGAAGTTCACCTTCTCAGTCCCCGCGGGGACGCTGAGATACCCTGCACCGTCCGGGTAGCTGACCGTGTGCGACACGCCGTCGATGCCAACCACGGAGATGACGCCATCCGCGATGGAGACGTCATAGCGCTCCGCAGTGTCGCGGTTGATGCTGTGAATGAAGGCGGTCTCGGGGATCAGGGCAGGGAGGACCGCGATGTGCTCGGTCGGAGGTCGCCGCGTCAGTCCTTCGACGATCACCGGGAAGGTGTTCACATCGTCAGTCGACTGACCGGGGAGGCGCAGTGTGGGGGCCTGTTGAGAGATACCCCCAAGCATGTTCGCGATGCTGCCCTTGACGAGCGCCATTAGATGCGCGCCCCGCGGCGGCTGGTGACGATGCGAACGGAGGGGCTATCACGGTTGATGTTGTAGTCGCTGTCCTCGGCCTCACGGCCCAGGAACTCGGCCCAAGCGGACATCTCGTCACTCTCTTCGAACTGGTGGAGCGCGCCGTCGCCGAGCTGCGAGTCTTGGAAGCGGCGGCAGGAGCGGATCATGACGTAGTTGCGCGCGGGCTCCGGCATGTCCTCGAAGGGCAGCAGGATGACAACGTCGGCGAGGATGGAGCGGGCGAGCGCGAAGGACTGCTTGCGGCGGTCGTAAACCTTGCCAGCGCGGTAGGTCAGGGCGCCGCCCGTGTCATTGCCGTGAAAGGTCACTGATAGGGTGTTGAGGGGCAGTCGCACTTCCCCCGTGACGGTGTCGGGGAGGAAGGTGGCGGACTCATCGGTGTTGAAGTTCCAGCCCCTCATCTGGAGGGCGCGGCTCTCGCTGCGGAGCAGTCGGAGGGCCATGCCGCTTTCGATGAGGGTGTTCTCGTCGAGCGTGCTGACGGGGCTCTCGCCGACAACGACAAGCATCTGGTTGACAGCGTCGAGTTCCGTTGTGGGAGAAAGTCCTGTGTCGAAGCTCATAGGGTCCTTAAGCAAAAACGCCGAGCCCCCGAAGGAGCCCGGCGCAATGGTCACTCAACTGCGGCGCAGAGGTATTTGGCGGCCGCGATGAGGAGTGACGGGTTGTCTTTGGCGTGGCCCAGCATGTTGTTGCATGTCGAGCAAAGGAGACCGCGGATTTTTCCAGTCCTATGGTCGTGGTCGATGACGAGCGGGTTGTGCTTGAAGCTGGCGTGCTCTATTGCGGCGGCGTGAGTGTTACAGATCGCACACCTATTTCCTTGGCGGTCGGCCATATCGAGCACAGCAGCAACAGATATCCCGTAGCGCCGTGCCTGTTCTCGGCGCGCGCGAATTGGCTTGTAGCACTCATCACAGGTGTTTCGTCTGTGACCTTGCTTCGTATTCGGGGAGTAATGCGAGAGGGGAAGCCCCCTCCCACACACTTTACAATCTCTAGTCTGCAACTTGTTAGGGAGTCCCCAACTCGATTGCAGCCTCAGGTCTCAAAACCCCATGTCCAGCGGCGTATTTCGAGACGAAGAACCAGCCCTGGCGGCGGATTTCACGATCGCTCTCAGTCGAGACGTCGAGCAGCTTCACCGTGCCGATCGCATCGCCGTGGTTCACGAGCGCGACCGTCTTGGTGTAGTTGCCCTGCGCGGACGGGGACACCGTCGCGTCGCTGGAGAGGTCCGTCGAGGGGATGTTGGTCGACTTGATGATCGGGAAGCCCGCCACCGTCTCGATCTCACCCTTCGCGATGGAACCCTCACCGCCGAGGAACTTGTTGATGAGGTTCGTGTTCTGCGCGAGGGCGTAGAACTGCGCCGGGCGAACGAACGCCTGACGGCCCTCCTTGGGAACCCACTTCTCGTCGAGCGTCTGGGCGGACGCGAAGAGAGCCGAGGTGAGAACGTTGACGTCGGTGGCCATGCTGGCGTTGGTGATCTGCGAACCGCCCGCCTCGCCGGTGATGGTGGCCGTGGCACGGGCTGCGAGGGCGAACATGCCAGCGACGTTACGGTCGAAGAGGACGGCGAGCTTTCGGCCCAGCTCCTCGACGTAGCGGGAACGAACCTCGTAGTGGTTCATCGCCTCATCGATATCCGCGATGAAGGTCTGCGAGGTCAGAAGGCCATCGATCGAGATGATCTTCTCACCCTGATTGATGGTCGTGCCTTCGAGCCACTGGCCCGGCGTGTGGTAGGACGCCGACGCGCGGCCGATGACGGGGAACTGAGCCGACTTGCCGCTCTTGATGGAGCGGACAAAGTGACGGTCCTTGAACTGCGTATCCTTCTCGAACTGGGCGAACACTTCGCCGGAGAAGACCTTGAGGAAGAGAGCGAGCGCGTCACCCGA